CCCAAAGCGTATCGGAAGTTAACTCAGGCAGTCCAGATCCTCATGCAGTCCGGGCACTGGTTCCACACCAATGCTGAAGTCGATGTTTGCACAGGTTGGGACGCTCAAACCATAACACTGCCCCGGAATATTGAAGTTCCGTTGGCAGTCAATGTGGATGGGAGCCCGACCTATTTTCGAGGGAGACTTTTCCAGTATCACGTCAACAAAGGCGGGATGTACAACCCGGTGGGATGGGCTTGGGACGACCGAGGGATGGTCTCGACGCAGATGGACATCCGCCAGCCCTCGCAGCTCGTTGCAGTGGCTGAACATGAGGCTGACGCTGGCAAGGTGATCCGGGTCATCGGCACAGACGGCAACAATCGCGACCTGCGTTCGCAGATGGACGACGGAACTGGAGTGGACGGGCTACTGGTTCCGATTCACGCGCAGTCCGATTTTCCGTATGGCACAATTCAGCCTGATGGCGTCACTATTACAACCCGGACTTCGACAATTGAACCGCTGACCGACTTTGAATCGGCAACTGCGCACCAGTTAACGTCTGGGCCATCAGCGACGCTGTCTATTGTCTCTGGGGCCACTCCGGCTGACCTCACTGTGGGGGCTGAATACTACATTGGCGTTGTTGATGATGTCACAATTCAACTCCACCAGTCCGAGCTGGATGCAATTTACGGCCAGAACCCAATTCAGCTTCAAAGTATTGTTGGGTGCGTTGATAACGCAATAACCCTGACAGACGCAAGGCAGGCACAATTACAGACGGCTGTAGCCTTAGGAGCGCCCCCGGCCATTGTCATTGACTCGCCAAATGAGGTTAATTTCTATCAAATCGACATTGGAACGCCGCTTCCTTCGCCACTGAAGACCGGTGTAACTTATTTCGTTACTCAGCTCGACTTGACGCATTTGCAGATCTTTGCAACGCGCATTGATGCTCAAAACGGCAATAATCCAATTTATTTGAGCGGGAATACGGCAGGGTTTAGGATTGGCATTCGCAAGTCTATCACGGCTCAAACAAAGCTAACTTTCTCAACGCCTCCGGGATTTGCGGATGGCGATACCGTTGAGGCGTACACCAATGGGGGAGTGCTTCCGCAGCCGTTGGTTGTGGGGCAGTCGTACTACATTGGGCTGATTCAAAGCGAACCAAATGCAGTGACGCTTCATTTGTCTTACGCAGACGCAATTGCCAAAACCAATTCGATCAACTTTCTCACAACTGGGTCAGGCGGCTTTTCAATCGCAAAGCTAATCCCGGCAACGGCAATTGCAGGGACGCAGAACAACATCTCTGCGGCTGGGTTTAGCTTAAATCAGGCTTCTGGGAATGGCGCAGTTTTGCAGCCTCAGGTTGTTGGCCCGGTGACTAGTGCGGTGGTCAATTCGGGTGGAGGCGGGTACACCACCGCATCTGCTACGTTTGCCGACGCTGGCGGATATAATTATAATTCGGTGCCGTCTGTGCTTGTTTCGGGAGGAACCCACACAAGTGTGGCAACGGCGCATGCTGTTTTAGCAACGGATGCAGCCACTGGCATTAAATACGTCTCCTCCATTGTAATGGACTCGGTTGGCAGTGGATATGACCCTCTCACTCCTCCAACAATTGTGTTTAGTGGCGGATTGGCCACAAACGGCTTTGAAGCTGTTGCGACTCCAAACATCTCGGGCGGGCAAGTAACGAGCATCACGCTTAATTCTTTAGGTTCCGGCGCATCGGCAAATGTGTCAGTCAATACTGTCTCAACGCTTGTAAACGGAATCGCGCTTATTTCTCCCGGGGCAAACTATTTGTACCCGCCCCGCATTGTTATTACAGCGGCACAAGGAGCCGTTTTTACAGGGTCAATTGATACGACAACGCTGACAGTGACAGGAGTGACTTCTGGGGTTGTTCGGATTGGCGGCACAATATCTGGCGCTAACATCATCCCGGGCACAACAATCACTGGGTTTTTGACAGGAACAGAGGGTGGCAACGGCACATATAGTGTGTCGAACACGCATTCCCCCGCAATTGCAAGCACGACCATTACCGAGACTGGGGCTCAAGCAACGGCCTCCTGCACAATCACAACAGCTTTTGTTAAAACTTGTAAAGTTGTTCAAGGGGGAAGCGGATACACGACCGCTCCTGCTATTTTCTTTACCGGCGGACAAGGCTTAGGAGCGGTTGCCACTGCTGTCATCAACGGCGGTGTCGTGACAAATGTCACAATGGTCGCGCAAGGCACTGGGTACACATCAGCCCCGGTTGCCACAGTAACGCCTTCAAGCGGTGTTTTTGTGCAGTTCTCAAGCACTGGCACAATGCCGCAGCCGCTTGAGCAGGGAAATTCCTACCTTGCTGAGGCGCCATCTTCTGCGAGCACGTTCACTGTCCGAAATTCCGATCACTCAGAAGTCAATATAACTTCAACCGGGTCTGGAAATTTCTACCTTGTTATCTCTCGGACATTTGGCGTTGGCTTCACAGACAAGTGGGTTGGAGACTTTGCTGGCATCGCTGACGGCAGCTCGGTGACCCTGCAAACGGATTATCAGCTTCCGATTACGGACCCTTCAACGTCTCCAGATTCGATTGTTTTCATCAAAAAGATCACAGAAACAGAAGCCTACCTGTATCCGAATTCTTCTTTGGTCACTCCCATTAAGGTGATTCAAATAGGCGTAGGGCAGTCGTATTTGTCTGTAATTTTGGCTGCAACTTCGGTTGTTTATCAGAACACAGTCACGCTTGATTCGTCTGTTTATCTTACTGCCGGACAAAGGGTTTCATTCACGAGTAGCGGCACGCTTCCAGCCCCATTAAGCCCATCTACTACCTACTTAATTGAGAGCATCACTGGCAACGGAGTCACATTAACGGCATCGGGAACCCCAGTTTCTTTCACGACATTGGGCGTTGGCCAGTTGGTTCTAAATGTGGTTAGGGCGTTTACTGCATTGCCTTCTACTTCAATTATTTGCGCAAATTCACTAATTGAAACAGGCAATCAAATCACTGTACGCTCAAATGAAAACGACACACTGCCAGTGCCCTTATTGGCAAGCACTTACAACAATCCTCATCTATATTATGCTCGTTCAGTTAGCGGGAATGCATTTGAGCTTTACGACACTTTTGCGAACGCTATAAACACAAGCGTGACAACGGGTCGCGTTGAATATCTGACAAGCGGAGACCAAATCACCTCAGTCTTTTTTAGTGATTTGGTCACTTCTCAAACGCTGGTAAAAATTGTGCGTCACGTTGAAAAGCCTCTGACTGTTGGGTATGTCTCTCTGTACGCTTTTGACTATGGGCGCTCGAACGATATGGCGCTGATCGGGCAGTACCACCCGTCTGAGACCAACCCAAAGTATCGTCGCATTCGCATTGGGAAGCCCTGTGCTTGGGCTCGAATCATTTACAGAGTAAAAGCCCCTGAGATCACTTCGGTTTACGATTACATTCCAATCGAAAACACTCGGGCCGTTATTGCTGCGGTTCACGCTGTTGATTTGGAAGACAAAGATTTCGTTGAACAGAGCCAAAAATATTGGCAGACGGCGATGATGTATTTGAGGAACGAAAACGACAGTATGGACGGGCATGCAATGATGCCTCCGCAGATCAATAACGAGACCTACGGAGACGGATCTGACCCAGTGATGTTCTAGGCATGAAAAGCCCAAATATCAGTTCAGGACGGCTTCAAAAGGTCACCGCAGGCTGGATTCACGGAGTCAACAGCGTTCGGAATCCTTGGGCATTACCTGACGACCAGATTAAGTGGGCTCAAAACGTCAACATTCGGGGCGGGATTGCCCAGACTCGGCCCGGGTTTAGTATGCGGCTCTCGTTGCCCGCTGGAAACTTTCAGGGCGGCATCATCTTCAACGCAAACAAGCAGTATCAGGCGGCTAATGTGTTCACTAATGCCTCTGGGGCGCAGGTGTTTCAGCCCGCGACAATATGGACCCCGGAAGGCGGGCAGATTCAAAAAACAGAGCTTTCCTATGCTGTTTTTGCGGTGGACGGCAAAGTTTACTACGCTCCGTTCCCGTTGGTGCAGCCAAAAAACTGGGAAGACTATCAACTCAACGGCATCACGCTCGATGCCACTGTGGACAAGGTGAACTTTGTGACCGCCACTCAGTCGGCACAGGTTTCGGCGGGGAGCGTCACTATCACGCCGTCGCACAGGTTAATAATTGTGCAGGATGGGATTTCTTCTGCCGGGTATTGGGACGGGGCAACCACAACTGGGGCGCAGTCGTCCGAGATCCCGCTAGGGTACTGGATGGCATTCTCCGGGAACAGGCTTTGGGTGGCTAATTCCAACGTCATTTCAGCATCGGACCTCGGGAACCCGCTAGGATGGCAAGAGCGGCTCTCTGGCACTGGAAGGGGCGACTTTATTGTGCCGCGCCCGGTGACCGCAATGGTCGATTATATCGGCCAGAATAACGACTCCCGGCTGTACGTTTTCACCGACCGCACGACCCATTCATTTGCCTCTGGAATTCTGGATCGAGCATTGTGGGCAACGACTGCGAACTTTCAAAATGTGCTCTACCCCGCAATCGGATGTGTAGCAGGCAAAAGCATCTCGTTTCAAGCCGGGATGATGTGGTGGTATTCTCAAGGCGGACTTGTCTCTGCCGACGTTGCCGCTGCGTCGTATCTGTCCTCGCAGGTGCTGTACAAAGACATCGAGATGGCAAAGGCAAAGAGGCTGATGTCTGCAAACTTGTCGGGTATCTGTGCCGTTTCGTTTGAAAACTACCTGCTTTACAGCATCCCCTACCTTGAGACGCTCAACAGTGCGACAATGGTGCTGGATTACGCTGCGGCTTCAGAATTCAACCAGTCTCGCGTTCCGGCTTGGTCTGGAGTGTGGACCGGCATTCGGCCCGTTGAGTGGGCGGCAGGCGTTATTGATTCGCAACCCCGGGTCTTTGCATTCTCAGTCGATTACGTCTCCTCAAACGACGGGAGTTTCAACTCTTTGTGGGAAGGGTTCACTCAAAACCGATACGACACATATTTGAACATCAAGGCTGACGGCACTACGTCAGAGCTTATTCAGCGCATTTACTGCCAGATGGAGACCGCCTTGATGGGTGATGGAATGGATTTGAAGCAGATTGTCTACGGAGAGCTAGAATGCAGCCAGATCTCTGGGGTAGTTGATGTTAAAACATCTTACAGGGGCTCAAAAGGGGCGTACTTGCCTATCCTCAACACCCGCATTCTTGCCGCGACTGAAAAGTACCAGTACCAGACAAATCAAGTCGTTTCAGAATCGATTAACGACCTCGGGTTTCTTCAAACTCAGCATCGCAGGCTAACTACTGAAACAGTACAGCCTAACTCTGAAATTGTAAGTTGCGAAAGCCCGTTTGCTGCCAATGTAGACAAAGCGTTTTCGTTTTTGTTGGAATGGTGCGGCGCAATGGGAGTTGAATCGATTCGGATGTTTCAAGACCCGTATCCGACGCAGAGCACTGGTAAGGTCACTCCAAACGAGGTTCTGTATTGCGTAGTGGCGGAAGACGGGGCGACCATTACCGCTGCGATTGAACCGCCGCCTCAAGAGCAGAAGTCGTCCGAGATTAGCAGTTGGACCTCGACTCGCACGCGCACAGTGACGCTTCGCTGCACGCCTCCATCAACGGCCATCGCTGTTAGCGCAACGGCAACTCAAACGGTGATCTCCCGGGTATCGCAGGCTGATGCCGATACGCAGGCTGATACAGCCGCAACTAATGCAGCAACGATTGCTGCGAAGAACTACAGGATTATTCACCCCTGCTCTTAATATGCCCAGCATAGCAACAGCATCTCAGCCGGTAACGTCATTTCCAAACCTATACATCAGCCCGTATGGGAACGACGGCGTGATTCAATTGTACTCGTCGATTCCGTTCTCAGTGAACACTCCCCCGGGGTGTTTGCCTTGCGTGATGTGTGGAAACTCGAATTTGAGGCAGAATCTCCTGTTGTCCGAGTCGTACAAATTGCAGCCGACTTTAGCGAACGGGACTCAACTGACATTGACAAATTAATATATGCGCGAATCCATTGAATACCGTTTAATCCCTCAAAATACCCCTGCTTTTGAAGAGTTGCAGCATTTTGCTGTCTCGTTTAATCACACTATTGTTGCGCATCCAAAGATCAATCATTACGCCCATTACCGGGGCGGAAAACTCATTGGATACTCTGATCATGTTTTCATTCCTACGGTTTACCCGGCGTTTCATCCTGAGTTTACAAATCCCCGAGACGTTATTAGGGTAATGGCTGACTGGCGGACGCATAGCCAATTATCTGGCACCCCGGGGTATATCGGTGTACCATTTGACAATGACAACGGAAATGGTAACTTCTCAGAGGGAACTATGGCCAAAATTGGGTTAAAACGACTCAACCGAGAGTTATACTTGCCGCACTAATATGGGAGGACAAACGCCAGATTATAGTCAGTACATGTATCGGCCTAACTACGATGTTATGGCCAAACAGATGGCGTTGCAGCGGCAGGCGACGGGGGCGGGCATTAATCAGCAGAATGCGCTGATGAACCTTGCGGCAGGCATGCCAATGGAGCAGAACGCTCCAAACATCTTTGGGGCTGGCGGAGCAAACGAGCAGGCGCAGCAGATCCCGGCTATCAACACTGCTCAATCCCGGAAGCTTGAACAGCAGATGAGCCCGGAGACGACAGCAATTCGGGCGCAGCTTCCTAAGATGATCAAGGAAGACATCCAACCCGGCGAGTGGCAGAAGCGAATGGATGACTGGTCTAAACATCAGGGGCTAGTCCAGAGTATTGGCAGTGGTCTCGGAGATTCTACTGTCGGCAAGTCTGCATTTTACGACAGGGCAACGGCTGAAGGCGCAGCTTTACGGAATGCACAGGAAGGGAAAGCGGCTCAATTTCTAGGGGCGAATCCGACCCCGGTTGCAGGCATCGATACGGCCCACATCCTCGGCGCTCAAAACGCAGCAAACTTGTCTGCAATGCAGCAACGTAATCAGCGGCGAAATGCTAGCGTTGGCGCTGCTGGAGCTAGCAACCAATCAACAATGGACTGGGTAAACCAGATGATGGGCTCAAACTCTCAATCAATCAATGCATTCAATCAAGGCGAACAACAGTACCGTCAGGGGCTTATGAAAGCCGCCAGCGATTCCGCGAACAGCGCAAACGCCGAGACGGGATCTTATGTTGCGGCAGGCAGCACTGCGGCTGTTGCTGCTGCTTTCTGTTGGGTGGCTAGAGCAGCGTTTGGCACGACGACAGACAGGTGGCTTCAATTTAGAAACGCAATGTTTAAAGGGGCGCCAGACAGGGTCATTTCGCTCTATTGCAAGTATGGCGAACGTGTTGCTAAGTTTGTTGGACTTTGTTCCATCACTCGGTTTGCAACTCGGTCGGTTCTCGGGATGCTAGAGCGAAATTGGGCATGAAGGTCCGCCTAGAAGGGGCGCAGCGTTCGTGTTCCCCGGAAGAAACCATTGAGCGGATGCGTCCTTTTTACAGGGACGCTGGGATCACTCGGATCTCGGACATTACCGGGCTGGACTGCTCTGGAATTCACGTTTCGCAGTGCATTCGCCCGGATGCCGTTTATTTGTCGGTAGACTCTGGCAAAGGGGCAACAAAGGACGCCGCCAGAGCCAGCGCAATGATGGAAGGCTTTGAGCGGCACGTTGGCGAGTCGGCAAATGTTGCTGGATTCAAAGTTGCGGGGATTGACCTTGAAGGCTCAGAGGCAAGGTTTCAATTAATGAAAGGCGCGTTTTACAGCCCTGAAATTGAACGGGAGTGGACCTCTGTTAAGGGACTCTTTGGAGGAGATGCTTTTGTGCCGATTGAAGTGGTAAAGATGATTCACAGGCAGTCCTTTGCCCCTTTATTTCACTCTTGCTTCACTTCAACCAGTAATGGGCTTTCGTCGGGCAACACGCTGCACGAAGCTCTTGCAGGGGGACTGTACGAGGTGATTGAGCGGGATCAAGTCTCGGCAGCAATGGGACACCCGGGATCTCCCCCTAGAGTTGATTTGGATTCAATCGCTGACGAAACATTGCAGGGGCTAATCCAGCTCCTTCGCAAGAACGGCATTTTCCCTATAATCTTTGACTGCACTGGAGACATAAAAGTTCCCACTTATACTGCGTACCTTTACGACTCCGAGCGCCAGACTGGCATTTATCGGGGGTATGCCTCCCATCTGGACCCGGTTGTTGCTCAATGCCGGGCTGTCTGCGAGGCTGTTCAAGGACGGGTTGTTTGGATGTCCGGGGCAAGAGACGACATTTCTTCTGAACTGTTTTTTAAAACAAAGCAAAACGACACATCTGAGAATATTGCCAAATTACTGTCAGGAGAAAATATCGTTTCAAGCACGTTTCACAAAGACGAGTCTACCGAGAGTTTTTACGGCGATATGGAAGTCTTGAATCAGAAACTACAAACAGCAGGGTTCACTGGAGTTTTTTACAAAGAGTTTGCCCACTCGTACCCTTGCTCAGTGGTGCGCGTCCTTGTTCCCGGGTTGGCTGGGTATTTGCATGTTTATGGGGCAAAAGGGAGGGTGAAATGAGGGTATTCATTGGACCGACCGGGGTTGGAATGCAATTCCCTGAAGGAGTTGAGATCTATCCCCCGGCCCAGCAAGGAGACATTGCTACCGCTGTTTTAGATGGAGTGAAAAGCATCCTGCTTGTGGACGGACTGTTCACGCAGCATCTGGCGCCTTGGCACAAAGAGGTTCTCTTTGCCATTGAAGCCGGGGTTCGGGTTATCGGCGCAGCGTCGTTAGGCGCCCTCCGAGGCGTCGAGTGCGAGCGATACGGGATGGAGGTCTACGGCAAGATCGCCGAATGGTACAAAAACGGAACCTGCACAGACGACGCCGACGTTGCCTTAACGCACCTCGACGCAAGTAGTAGTTTTGAGCCCTGCTCGGTTCCGTTGGTCAACATTAGGGCGACGTGTCTGGCTCTTGAGGCAAAAGGGGCAATTGCCAGTGCCGAAAAGGTCATCTCAGAGTGCGCTGCGATTTACTATCCAAACAGGAACTGGTCTGCGATCCGGGCGCTGATTCGAGAACACGAATTGATTCGAGCCTGCTACATTGACCAAAAGAGGCTGGATGCTGAAGAGGCGCTTGCAAAAATGATGGCGTCAGACTTGCCTGTGTTGGAAAAGGAAAAAGCAAAAAACTCGTTAAATTCACTGTTGGTTTCACTCTTAAAAAACGACACATTTTACTCTGGCAAGCGCAAGTGGGAATTAGCCTTTTTGAAAGACGAATCGTTCGACTTCTGGATGCTAACCGAATTGGCGATGCAGGCCGGGGTTGTTGCTAGTGAAGAGCAGATATTTGAGCAATCTGCCAAAATGTGGAAGTCTATTGGTATATTTGACTCTGAAAAAGCTTCTGTTTGGATGACGGAAAACAGAGTTCCAGACCTTGAATGGAACAGGTTTGCAATTCGGAAGGCAATTCGCCAAAACACTCTGGATTGGTTCAATTCAGTCTCTTGTGGATCTGAAATTGTTCCATTGGCTCTTCAGTTTCAAACCTTAAACAAGGCTTCAAGTTAAAAAGCATTTGTACAAAAGGTAAAAAATTGGTTTAATCAGCACCTAAAGGCCACAGTTTGTGCCTGTCATTAACGAGTACCAATATTATTATGGGAGGATCACAAACCGATTACGCGCAGGCAACGGGGCAGGCAACGCCCGACCCAATGGCAACTATGGGGCAGCGGCAGCAGGCTCCGGCGCAAGGGATAGCGTTCAACAAGATGGACCCTTGGAACGTAGAATCGTCTCATCCTGAACAAATTGCGCAGGGGCTTGAAAGAGGAGTTCAAAGTGGAGTTGGCATTGGCTCAGGCATGAAAGGCAAAAAAGGGAAAAAGCCTGACGACGGGCAGCAGATGGTGGATGAATACGGCTATCCCTACTCTTTAGACTCAAACGGAAGTCCAGTTTATGACATTGGATCGCGTCAAGTTTCCTAGCATCAAATAGTTATGGGCAGCTCATCACCTCCTCCGGCACCGCCTCCTGTTGATTACACTCCTCTGTTTGAGGAAATGAAGCTTCAGGGAGAGCAAATGGCAGCTCAGCAGAAGGCTGGCAAGAAGCTCAACGATCAGCTTTAACTGCCGCTCAGGACACCTCAGCAGCGCAGCAGGCAACGCAAGCCGGGTTTAATGCGCAGCAAGCTCTCGGGAGGCAGGAAGCCTATCAGCAAGCGATGGACTATATGGCGACCGAGCAGGCGAAGCAACAGGCGGCGGCGGCAGGCCAGCAGCAGACAGGCGGCGGTATTAATTTGGCAGACTCTTCGCAAGCAAAACTGGCTGCGCTCGGAGCAAACGCTGCAAACCTGCCGCAGACGCAGGCAAACCTTGCTGGGATGTATCGGCCAACGGGTGCCCCGGTTTACAGCGGAATGAAAACAGCTCCGCTCAGTTCATTTTCACTACCCAGTACGGCGGGGCTTAATTTAGGAGGGTATTAATTATGAATTTTTTTTCTAAAGCATTGCATGTGTTAATGGCTCCAACAGAGGCAGTTATTGGCGCATTATCTCCGCAGCCTAGTGCTCCTGCTGCTGCTCCTGCTGCAACGGACAATTCAAAGCTTTTGCAACAGCAGATTGACTTGCAAAAGAAGCAAATAACCGACGCGCAGCAAGCTACATCAACGGCTCAACGAAACGCTGCAATTCAGGCGCAAGACACCAGTGCTCAACAGGCGATGAATCAGGCTAATACGGGGGCTCAGCAGGCGCTCGGACAGCAGACGGCTTACCAGCAGGCTTTGGACGCCGCTAATGTTGCAAGCGCAAAGTCCGCTGCCGCTGGAGCTGGAGCATCGCAGATGGGTGCAGGGGTTGCCGCTGCCTCGGGGCCGCAGGGCAAGGGTGCGATGGTAATTCCTAGCATGACAGTTGCCGGGGGCGGCGGTGGAGCAATGGGAGGCACTGCCGCAAAACCGACAAGCTCGTTTACTCTGCCAGACACATCAGGACTAAAGTTCGGAGGCTCTTAATATGGGATTTGAGACGGGTATTGCACTGCCTTACGCTGCGGCACCTGTTGAACAGGATGCTCTAGCAAATCTGCGGCCTATTCAACTAGGTGCGAATCCGATTCAGATTCAAGGAATGGCACCTTGGCAGGTGCCTGAGACGAAGCCCTACGTTGCTCAAGGCATTGCAAAGGCGATGGAGAATATTGGGGCCGGGATCAAGGCCCGGTATGAGGAAAAGAAGGCAGACAAAAAAGAGGAAGCAAAGAGTAAGTTTGAAACAGACAAACTTGCAGAGCAAATTCGGCACAACAAAGCATTAGAAAAGTCTACTCAGAGCCGGATTGATGCTGTTTCATCTGGAAAACTAAAGCAACTTTTCGACGAAGAAGACCCAATGGAAGTGGGAGACGGAAAAGATAGCGAGGCCTCCTCGGCTGTCGAATCTCCCATCTCTGCTAAATATACGCCACCTGCGCCGCAATCATCGCAGGGAAGCTCTAATGCGCTGGCATTGGCGCTTCCAGTAAAGTCTAGCGCACCTAAAATCAAGCTGGCTGGGGACACAACTTCCGATCCTATAGTTACGCTAAATAGAGTTGGGTCTGACGGAGACACAATGTCGCTTTCAGCCGCTCCTGTAAAAATATCCGGGGTTGCACCCGCTGCCCCTGTGGCTGCCCCTATGGTGGCTCCTGTAGCTGTCGCAAAGCCTGAAGAGATGACGCCTGACGAGCAAGCGGCTGAGAAAGCACAAAAAGATCAATTTCTCAAAAGCGTCGGGCAACTCGGTGGAATCCCGTCTGCAAAAAAAGAAGAGCCAAAAGCAAAACAAGATTCAACGCAATCGAACCCATTGACACTCGGGACAGATAAAGGAGAAAAAGATACATCTCAAGAGGATGCGGTGAAAGAAGCTGCAAAGAATCCTCCAGCTCTCATTAATGTTGAAGCTCCGTCCTTAGACGTTGGAACCGTTAATAAAGATGGGAGTCCAAAGCCCGCATTGAGCGACATTCCATCAATTCAAAGTGTAAACCCAAAAGATTTTAGATATCGCTTTGGAGACAAGCCTAATATGGCAAATGTTCAGGCTGTTCGGTTCAATGAAAAGTATCCATTTGCGGCAGTTCAAGCTGAGGTTAAAGAGCCCAGCAAAAATGTCCCGTATTGGCATGTTGAATACAAAGATGTTGCCGACAAACGTCGATCTGAAGCTGCAAATCAAGAAATAAAGCGTGAAAGACTGAACAACGCCAAAGATGCAAAAATAACAGCAATGGCGACTGCCTTCAATAATCACCCAAAGTCCAAATTGATGGATCTGCGCAAAGACGCGATGGAACGCATGTTGGTTGCCGTAAAAAATCACTACGCTGCAAAAGAAGATCCAACAGCAGAATCTTTGCCTTTTATACATCAGGAAATGATGGATCTGTTTGCTCAATTTGCTTCTGGCAAAGCACCTACAGAAGCTCAGTTTCACGAGGCTAAAAGCGCATTTGCTGGTTTAGCTCAATTTCAAAGCATTTCAAAAAAGTTCCAGCATTGGTATAGTGGTGCCACACTTGATGATCGTGATGTTAACACAATTCTCAATCTGATGGTTGACACATACAACAACTCTGCGGATCAAACCAACGCCAAACTTTCCAATATTGGAAACATGTTAAAGGATGAGCATCCAGATATTAAGCCATACAAAATGCCTGTTCCTTATCCATTGCTTAAAACTACAGAACAATTAAGGGAACAGTTAGGAGAAAAAAATCTAGACAATGCGGAATCTGAGTATCAAAAGCTAAAAGGAGAATATATTGACGAGGTTAATAAGTCATTTAAAAAAGAAATGCCTTTGGATAAACAAAAAAGGTTTTTAAAGTTGGAGCCAATTGTAAGCGATTACATTGCTCTTAAAGCAAACAAAGGAATACCTCCTAACGCTAACGACTTAAAACATTTTAAGAAAAAAGTTTACGGAGACAAAGAATTCTTTGAGATTCCCGGATTTCATTCTTCGTACTTTGGACCTCGTGATACACTTCGGGAAATAAATCCTACGGGTGGTCATTATTATGGCACTCCTGAATAGCAACTTTTATGGCTGACTCTAAGGATAGTTTGGAAGAAAAGGTGCTTGCTGCTGCATTTAGAGGAGAAGCACCAAAGCAAAGCGAACCCAGTCAAAGTGAGTTGCCAGCGTCAGATGAGAGCAAGGATGACAGTTTGAAGCAGCAAGTGCTTTCGGCTGCATTTAAAAACCAAACGCCATCCGAGCCGTCTCAACCATTGTTAGGATCTACTGGCAACACGTTGTCTGGAGGTGGTCAATTTATGGCTCCTCAACAGGCTCCGCTTGTTGGCAGCGGGGCGCTAGGCTCTGGTCAGTTTTCTCCAGTTTCAATCGGTGCAGAAAGTAGATTTGACAAGTATGCAGGGGTGACTGATCCCGATACTCGAAAGGGAATCATTGAGAGCGTATTTAAGGACATCACCGACCCTCGCGATCTTAAAGAAATAAAAGAGAAAGTTCCTTGGTACAACATTTCTCAAAACCCGTTACAGACCGAATCGTTGTTTTTGCACGAATGGAACGAGTCAACGGGTGTTTTTGATACGGTTAAAGGCGTAGCCAAAGCCGGGATGGGAATGCTGGAGTCATTGCCACCGCTTGTTGGTGGTGCTGGAAGGCTCGCAAAGGATGCTCTAACTGGAGCGGTGTACGCTGGGAGCCCAGAAGCATTCGGGAAGGGCGCAACGCTTACTGACGAGCAAAAGAAAGGGATGACTGCGCAGCAGATTCAGGAAGCTGAGTTGTCTCCTCGCGACAAGGCAATTCGAGCAGCTCGTGTGCCTGCGGATGCCTTGCTGATGGCTAGAGAAGATCTTCTGAACGCCACAAAGAACTTCTCAGAAGGCAAGGCTATGCTCTGGGACAAGGCCAGAGTTGGCTTTGCTGGGGCGACTGCAAATCTAGGCGATCCTTCAGTCACGCCTGCGGTTTCCATTGAAGAAGAGAATGCAAGGCGCGAAGCTGCTGTTGCTCCTGCAATGGCGGAAGCCAGAAGGAACTTTGCGACTCGGCTAAATGCAAAGCACATCGAGCACATGCAGAAGGAAAAGAATCCTGCTGTGCTCTCTCGAACCGTTGATGAGCTTTGGCAAGATCCTGCTATCAGGAAATACTGGATTGATGTTGTTGAAAAGCTAATGCCCCCGGCGGAGGACGCAGCTCCGGGCTTTGGTGGAGACATTGAAGCTGCAAGAGCTAATCGCAGAGCACAGGCATCAGAAGCCGCAAATGCTGGGGTGCAGGCGATGATTACTGAGGCAAACAGGCTGAAGGAAGACCCCGAGCAGGTCGGGGCAGTTGCAATGACAACTCCTTTGAATGTGTTCGGTCTGGGCGGAGCGGTTGTTCGAGATTTTGGAATGTTGGGTAGTAGAATAGGCCGAGGATTAAGGGCGGCGGGAATGACTCAGGAAGCCAAAAACGCAATGTACGCTGCCGACAGTGCGGCATTGCAGGCTCAACGCGCAGCAACAGCAAAAATTAGCGAACAGCCCGGGTTGCTTGAAAAACCTCTCGGCAACATTGCAGACACTATTGATCGGTCTAAGGCAGCTTTTGAGAATATTCCGAAATCGGCGAAATACGCTGCGTCAACGCTGATTGGCGCAGGTGCTGGGGCGTTGGCTTCTGATGACCCGCTGATAGGTGCTCTTGAGGGAGCAGGGGCTGGTGCGGGCATCCAACTCGGAGGCAAAGCACTTCTAGCTGCTCCTCGACTCGGGCAGCAATTACTCAAAGCCGGGCGGATGTCGGGTGCTGAGATGGGCAGATTTGAGGCTTTAGGGAAGATGGAATCAGCATCTCCTGAAGTGCAGAGATTCCTAAAATGGTCTCAGAAAGCAGGCGGCGGAAAAGCTCTGGATTTTATCGAAAAGAACGCAAACGTGTTCGTGCAACACAACGTCTCAATGCTGCCAATGATGGTTGCGATGGGGGTGCTTGAAGATAAGGACGCTCAAGAGCTTGCAAATATGTGGGCCGAGTTTGCGACTTATGGATTTATTCACGGGCAAGTTCTCGGAGGATTGCTCGGGAACGATCCAGTGCGGATAAAAATGGACCGGGACGCAGAGATGCGACAGGCTCAAAGGGTGATGCTGGGGTTTAGTCCTGAGACGCGAGAAACCGTCACTAATTTGAATTGGGATAAGGTTATTCAGCAGTCTGAAAAACGTCTTGATCGAACTCAAAAAGCGTATTTTGCCGAAATGGCAAGAGGAGCAAACACTCCTGAAACGGCTAAGGCTAAAGCAGCTTACGAGTTTGCTCATCAGCTTCATCGGGAGAACTTAGTTGCGCCCCCAGAAGCCCGGCAAGCGTTCGAGGACGGTATTAAATTGTCATTAGGGAAAGTGTCAAACCTGATAAACGGGGTATTGACTCCTAACAGCAACATGAACATTGAGTTGCTTACATCGAGCCAAATTATTGACAAGATGATTGCGGCAAACCCTAATTTCAACGGTGTTGGAGCACCAATGACGGTTGAGCAGGCGTTGAAAAAGAACCCAACCGCTAACGGCATTATGATTGGGAGAGGCACCGCCAAGGACGGGTTTACGATGGACCCTGCCAAAGATACGGTGTTTGTGAATGTTGAAAACGCTTTAAAAAAGGCGGAGCTTTCCGGGGAAGCTATCTCAAACGTCCTCGCTCACGAAGTTGCTGGGCACGGCTTGTTTGGCAAAGACGATTACCGCAAGCGGATTGCACCTTTGTTCAACAAAATGTTCGGCACAGAGGCTGTTGATGAAAATGGCAATGTGCAACAGATCACTCCTGCTGAACCCGGAATGTCTCGGGATGATCTGTTCGGCAAATTTTTCACAAAATACTTGGAAGGAAAGACAACAGAACAAGTTCAGGCTTACGCTGAAGCCGCTGGAGTTTGGGATGAAGTTGCCAACGATTTTGACAAGAACAAGATTGTTCAATTGATGCGGGAAGAGACCCTTGCAGAGGCGCACGCTGGCAGGTTCTTTGGTGACCCAGAGTCACCATTGCAGCAAGGAATCAACTGGATTGCCTCCCGGGTTAGCAGCGAAAACGTCAAATCTGCGCTGAATCACTTGTATGCAATTGCGGGTCCAACGGTTTACAAGCAGTGGACTTCTGGTACGGTTGGAGTGACTTATAGCCCCGAGGTTATGCGTGCGATACGCAACGTCGAGCGGGAGATGAAGAAGTACGACGGCGACTTTACTGACGCAGAGCCGGGAGAAGCAGTGGCTGCGCCGATTACGAGGAAAGACGTGATCAAGTCGCCAGAGATGCTCAATAAGTACTTTAAAGACACGGGAAAGTTTGAGACGACCCCAGTGGCTGTAGTTACGGACGCAGATGGCAAAGTTGTTCAGACGGTTGACCTAAAAGACAACGACGCACCTGAAGGGAGTTGGGTTTACCATCAAGACGATGCGACTGGAAATGTTGTCCCAAACAAAGAAAAGGGATACGGGGAATTGCACCCAGAATTGATTCAAATTCAAGTGCCAGTTGGTGGACGCATTACAGTCGAGCGCAAAATTGCATACGACGAATCCACCGGGAAACCTAAAGAGCGCAAAAACAAAGAAACGGCAGAGTTTATCAAAAACCGCAATCAGGTGTTGCGAGACGCAATTGATAACGCTGGAGATCCGTCTGAGATTGGACGCTTTAAGGCAATTCCTAGCAAGGGTGAAGGCGAGGAAGAGGGGGAGATGCGCTACACTGGCAAGATGACAAATGAGCAACGGGAAGCAATTGCGGCTCTTCCTGAAAGCATCGTCGCGGCGTCCACAAAAGACCTTTTGTTTCAGTACGACGATTTGCTAACTCGCGATGACGGGACGGTGCTGGATATTGACTATGCAGCCCGGTTAAACGCAAAAGGCAATTACGAGGCATTTGTGTCTAGGGTTCGGCAAATTGTTCCGTTGAGGTTGCATCTTTCTAAGGATGGGCATTTTTATGTTAAGGCTTGGGACTTGAGTGCCCTGCGTAAAAAAGTGCAACTTTACAAAAATTACGCTCCGGGCGTCTTTGAGCCTTGGGGCGGCGACGTTGATGCATTCTGGAAAGAATTCAGGACAAAACTTTTACCAAAATTGTCGGAAAAGCCTGATATTGAGAAGATTCGAGCGGACATTGCAGAGGGCGTTGACCCATCCACATTTCAAGGTCCAGCAAAAGAACAGTTTGATCAAAAGGTTGCCGAGGCATACGCGAAGAAGCTTAACGAGCCTGCTTGGACCGCACTTGAGGGAGATCCTGAAACGCAAAGGCTGAAGCGGACGATCTACGCAAAGATGATTGGAGATCCGAATCCTAATGTCCCAGACGTTGAATCAATTCCTGACATTCCAAAAAACAAACTCAGTCGGGCAGAACGAAAAATTGACAAGAAATCACCCCTTGCTCAGATCATCAAGAGTTACCGTCTCGACGCGCACACCAAAGCTGAAGAGAACGCAGCGACGCACCTTAAATATCCGATTCCGTACAAGGCCCGATTCATGCCCGAGCAAGAAGTAGCACCACAGGAAGAGCAGCGTCCTGCGTTTGGTGGCGGCATCCTAAAGGGCTTGCAAGCAGTGTCTGCTAAGTACGACCCGAAAGGCACTGGAGAGGTCAAAGCGACGGTTCAGCCAGCAGAGGCGCAGGTGCGGTTCATGCCAGAGCGTGAAGAAGACCCGACTATGGTTGCCCCCGGGTTCTACAGCAAGGCTGGCAGGGTTCTGTTGGACAAGATGCCTAATCGGGCCAGCGCAGAGCAGATAAAGGGCATTCTAGACCCGCAGAAGGGTAGTGGCGTGAAGCCTGACGAAATGAAGTCGAGCGGCATCAACCAGTTCATCGATGCTACTCAGGCCGAGAAGGGGTACGTCACCAAGGACGACATAAGGAAGTGGTTGAAGGAAGACTATGCTGCAAAATTTGAGACGCAGACAATGCGTCCAGCCAGACCTGTGTCTGAAGATTATGCGTTTTATTCTTTAAATGATGGCTGGGGAAACAATGGAAAATTCAAAACAATTGAAGAAGCAATTCAGGCTGCTGAAACTAGATTTGGATTAACCCGTCGCGAAGCTGAAGTTTTTGTCTGGGACACAAACGAAATAAATTCAGCATACGATTCAGCTTACACTCCAGAAGAAACAAAATACTCTTCTTATACACTTTCTGGCGGCACAAACTACGAAGAAACAGTACTTCGCATGCCCGGCGTTGACTATAGGTCTAGCCACTTTAACGACGTTCCAAACTATGTTGCGCATATGCGCACACAAGACTTTGGAAATGGCAGGCTGATTGAAGAATTGCAGTCTGACTTGCATCAAGCGGCTAGGAAAAGAGGGTACAAAAATGAACAACTTCGCGATTATAATAGGGTGCGTGAAATTGAAGCAAAAGGGCAAGCGGCAACACCTGAAGAGCGCAAGGAATGGACAGCCTTAATGAACGCAGGAGCAATGCGTCAAGACGGCGTTGCCGACGCACCATTCCGCAAAGATTGGCCCATTCAACTCTTCAAACACGCACTCCAAAAAGCTGTCGCTGACGGCAAAGAGTGGATCGGTTGGACTGGAGGAGAGGCGCAGGCAGATCGGTATAGTCTGGCTCAAGCAATTGACGCTTTGCTTGTTCGCAGAGAAGAAGATGGCTGGCACATTGAAGGCAGAGATCAGGGAGTTGCTGTTTTCCAAAAGGGAATTACAACCGAGTCTGAGCTTGAGGCGACAATTGGCAAAGAGCTGGCAAAGAAGATAGTTGAAAATCAAAAAGAAGCTGGAGACAGAGAGATATACGAAGGCGTTGACCTGAAACTCGGCGGCGAGGGAATGAAAGGCTTCTACGACACAATGCTGCCAAAAGAGATTGGCAAGTATGTGAAGCAGTGGGGAGCTAAGGTTGAGCCTTCAAGTATTGGAAACGACGGCATTTGGAAGATCAACATCACCCCGGAGATGCGATCCTCTGTGGAAGGCGGGCAAGCCCGGTTCCTGCCGGCTCAAATGGACGCCGAGCACGCTGCGGCGCATGAGGCCGGAAATGAGGAGAAGGCTCGGGAGTTGGTGCGTAAGACTGCGGAAGTGGCTGGATATTCAACTGAAAAATTCTATCACGGGACTCCCACTGGAGGATTTAACGAGTTTGACCCAGAACGCAAGGGGACCATGGGAGGACATTCTCGTGGAGGCTTCTCATTCACTACAGACAAGCGTGCAGCGGAGGTTTATGCCAAAGGATTCTCTGGCGAGACAGTTGCATTGACCAATGCCGTATCGACCATCAACCGAGTATTCCGAAAGTACGACAACTCCCCAGAGGCCCTAAAAATAATTGGAGAGCACGAGTACGGAGATACTGAAATAGATATGGCTCCAGAGTATGGGGCAGAGCATTTTGATGATTCTCCTGAAGAGATCCACGACTGGTTCCTTGCTCAGGCGGCGTACTACAAAGACAAGCTGCCAGAGCTTACGACTGCATACATTGACGCAGCAAAGAAACTTAAATCAGACTCAGCTAAACCTGAAATAAAGTCCGTTTACCTCAGATTGCCTGACGGAGTTCAGGAAATTGAATCAAGTCGAGAGTCCTTGGCGAAGGATGTCTGGGGGCTTGATGTGAGAGACAAGCCGCACAAAGCGTTCATCGTTAATTTAGATGATGGAAACAGGATCGCATACGTTTCTGACCCAGCGTCTATTAAATCCGCCGACCCCTTCACCTACGACAACGCTGGTAAACTGATCCCCTTGTCCAAGCGTTTCAACCCGGCAAGCGCAGACATCCGCTTTATGCCATCCGTGGCAGTTGTCCCTGAGCGGTTTACCGGCACCGGCAAAGAGGAGGAGCGCAGAGGTAGGTACGTTGAACCTCCAAAGGCTTTTGGCAAATTCAACATCTCGCAGTACGAAAAAGGAGGGAAGTTCTTTGACGCTGAGGCCGGCGAAGACCTAACCAACAAGACCTACGAAAACGCCAGCATTGCTGTCGTTAACGGCAAGCCGTCATTGGTTGCTAATAATGAGGCCGAAACAACCGGCACCGGTCCTCTGTTCAGGACCAACCTCTTTAAGCAAAAGGCCGGCTGGAAATGGGTCTCCGAGGACGCCCCGGACACAAGCACCATTGTGTCGGTTGAAGGACAAGGAAAGCACCTCTATGCTCTTCAGGCAGACTTCCAGAATGGAGTGAAGATGGCCCGGTACGCCGATAAGGCGAGTGAGCCTCGTCTGCGCCCCACTGGCAGGGGTGAATTGCAGATTGGCGAGCAGATCGGAACGATTGATATCCGGGGCAAGCAGCACCCAGTTTACGACAAGCTGACGATTGGCGGAGCTTCAGCCACTCCCACAGAAGGCGCACTGTCCGGCGTTCCCAAGCCGTTTGAAGGCGCTCAGGTGCGGTTCCTGCCTGACCGGGATGAAGAAATCCGCCAGAGAATGCCAATGTCTGCGGTTGATGTTTTGCACGGCGACAGCTTGGTTTTACCAAAGCCAGAAGGTAAACGCACCAACGCCGATATTGCGATTCAACTTGCTGATGTTGCTGAACGATATCACGGTCAAAAAATCACCAGCAGCAACATCACTCCAAAGATTGAAAATGAACTTGTTGCCAATGGCGCCGATGAAGCTGAAGCCGCACTAAAAGCATCAGGAAAAAACGCCGCAAACTGGTATTCAACTGCCATTCAGGCAGCATTGAAAGTTGCTGGCATTATTCACAAGGTTCTCACGGATATTACTACAGCAAAGGCAAACCAGTTTTTTGCAAAAGAATCTGATCCTCTTGAAGCTGCTAATTTTGCGCTTCGTCTCCCGCTTGCGATCACCTCGCAAAATATGACTGTTCCGTTAAATGCAAGATTTGCTGAAGAGCAATTCAATATCTTTCAGCAGACAGGAAAGTTTGACCCATCAAAGGAATACGGAGGAAAGGCAAAATCTATTTCTGCAAACTTAAATCTTGCAAACGAAATGATTGATAGACTTGGCGGAATTCTCAAATTGCAAAAATTCGTAAAACAAGAATTTACAGTTAGAGAACTTGAAGCCGCTGCATCTAATGCCCTTGGTAGAAAAATTAGCATTTCTGGAAGAAAAGACGACATTGTTAATGGCGCCGCAATCTTTGGTCCAAAGATTGGCCAAGGATTCCTTCAGAATTTGATGGGCAAGTTTGACCCAGTCACGATTGACTTGTGGATGCGTAGGACTTGGGGACGCTGGACAGGAGACGTTGTTGGTGATGGCGTAACAGGGGTTCGATTGGGGCGCATGATTAAAGCGTTCCGAGATCACGGGAAGCAGCTTCCAGATTCAATCAAACGACTCAAGACTGTTGTGCGTAGCACTGGACTGACCGAAAAAGGCAACCCAACAAAACCAGAGCTTACAATCAGCGAGAATGTAGAAGACCGACTGGAAAACGATTTAGACTTCAGGCAAGAAGTAGAACGGTTTGCCAAAGAATCCGATGCTGAATTTCAGCGCCATTATGCGCTAATGAGTGCTCCCATGAGCGAGAGCCTTGCAGCAGAAGTTCGAGCGGCAATGCCGGCCAATCCCAAGGCGCCAACTCAAGCAGAGCTAGATGGGTTGGATAAAGTGTACCGCAAGGTCATTAAGGAGCAGGGCAAAATTACAGAAACCCTAAACGAAGAGTTTTCAAACTTAACCAACGATCAGAAAAAAGCACTCAATCAAGAAAATCCAAGCAAACCGATAAAAAAGGATGATTGGATAAAAATTCGCCACATCCAACAAAAACGAACCGAGAAGCTTAAAAACCCAGAAAAAAATCTACTAAAGCCAGAATGGGCAAAAGCTGCAAAAGTCATTGTTTCTGAGCTTAACCCAATTGACATTCCCTCAGATCAAGATCGCATGGTCATTTCACGAGTGGTTAACAAAATCAGACAAGCACTTGAGCAGCGTGGGTATACTGTTACAAATGCTGATGTTCAGGCGATTTTGTGGTATCCAGAAAAAGACTTGTGGGCAAAATTATCAGGAAAAAAGGAATCAAATTTAAAGCAATCATACGACGATGAATTCATCAAAATCGCAGAACAACGAGGACTTGGAGAGCAAGCCAGAGCAGTTGCCAGAGAAATTAGAGGATATTGAGCCCCATGATATTGCGTCTTTTATGACACCTGAACAGGCAGCACGGTTTGCGGACAATCTTGTTGCACTTATGCGAAGCAAAGATCCTAATTTTTAACAAATGAAAGACCCCAAAGATGTCGTCTGCCTTGTTGTGGACAATGGCTTGTTCTGCGAGTTGGCAATCAAACTCGCAAAGACTTACAAGAAGGTGTATTACTACGTTCCGTGGGAGTCTGCTTTTCCTCGATTGAACCTTGCCAGAATTGGCATGGGGATTGACGAGCTGGAGCTTGTAGACTCGATTTACGGGCCGCATTACGACGAGATTGACCTATTCTGCTTCCCGGACATCTATTTCGGCTGGGAGCAGGAGCACCTCTTGAAACACGGCAAGATTGTATGGGGTTCCCGCACCGGGGAATGCCTCGAGCTTCAGCGTGAAGGCATGAAAGCCATCATCAAAGAGCTGGGGCTCCCGGTTGGAAAGTTCGCTCACGTCAAAGGGATGTCTGCGCTGCGGGACTACTTGCGGGAACATGACAACGTGTACGTCAAGACCGACAAGTACCGTGGCACGTTCGAGACTTTCCACAGCATCAACTACGACCTTGTGGAGCCAAAGCTGGATGAGGTTGAGTGGAGTCTTGGCCGGTTCAAGGATATCATTGAATTTACGGTGGAAGATGCTCTGGAGGATAAGGTTGAATTCGGGACAGACGCTTGGACGATTGATGGCAAGTTCCCGTCCAAACTTATCTCTGGGCTGGAAATCAAGGATTGCGGGTTTGCCAGCGTATTCAAAGACTACAAGGCCCTACCTGAGCCGCTAACTCGGTTTAACGACCGGATGGTGCCTGTATTTGAGGCATACGGATACCGTGGCTTTTTCAGCACAGAGATCCGCATCGGTAAGGACCATGAGCCGTACATGATCGACTTCTGCGCTCGGGCTCCCTCGCCCCCAAACGAGCTGTATCAGGAACAGTACAAGAACTTGGCCGAGTGCATCTGGGCCGGCGCAAACGGGGTTGTGATTGACCCGGAGCCTGTGGCCAAATACGGGGCTGAGATCATGCTGCATTCCAGCTTTGCGGACAAAAACTGGCAACCGCTTCGCTTCCCTGAGGAGATTCGGGATTACGTTAAATTGCGGAACATTTACAAAGACGACCGTGGCTACTTTGTGGTTCCACAAGCTACTGGATTGCCTGAAATTGGAGCCGTTGTGGGCCTTGGGGACACGCTCGAGGAAGCGTTTGATCATGCGCTCGAGAACGCCGAGCTGGTCGAAGGGTATTACCTCGAGGGCAAGACCGGCGCCATTGATCAGGTGCGTGAGCAGATCGACAAAATGGATAAATTGAACCTGAGCGTATTCAATGAGGATTGAAATCAAGACGGTTGATCCCAGTGCCATGCGGTATCCAACCGCTGGCGACTGGGAATGGCTCCCAGATGGTGCGCTGATGCTCAAAGTCCCCGAGTACGGGGGCCGGGACGTTTCGGTGCTGCTGGTTGCTCTGCATGAGATGGTCGAAGCTTTCCTGTGCAAGCGGGATGGCATCACTGACGAGCAGGTCACCAAGTTCGACACTGACAATCCAAAGCTCGAGGAACCCGGGGACGATCCGGGCGCCCCGTATCACCGTCAGCACGTCATTGCCATGGCATTGGAGCGGGAGGCTGCGCTTGCCACTTCTACGGACTGGGAAACGCACGACAAATGGGTTTTTGACGTTGGCAATGAGGTCGAGCGTATTGAGCAACGTGGCGAACTGCAAAAGAGCCGCATTCTGATGGAAGGAGCCCGACACTGGGCGGAACTGCACCTTTACGGGCTGCGGATCGACCGGCAGGTAGCGCCTGTTGCTGACATTCGTTACTGGCTGGATTTCTGGATTGCTGGACTTCCGTTTGATGGATGCCCCTGTGAGGCACATCTTAAACAGTGGGTCTCGGAGAACCCCCCGGATTACGGGCATTTATTTGAGTGGGGAGTGAGTCTCCACAATGCTGTGAATGAACGAATTGGAAAGCCAATCATCGATGTTGCGGGAGCCCGAAAGCTGTGGGAAACTCGAACTTTCTAATTTATGGGATACATACCAAAAAACTTTCCAGTAATGCCGATTCCTCCGTATGCCGGCGATGACGTGAATCCCCCGGTAAAAGGGAACTCAGGCATTGGGGTGCGTGAACTTACAGCACTTGTTTGCCTTCACGGTTTACTTCAAAACCCTAAGTATTTTGCGATTCCAGAAGATGCCATCCCAGAGGCATTTGACCTAGCTGACCAGTTTTACACACAGATTTTCCAATGAAATCCCCATCCTCATCCGCCGCCACACTCAAGTTTGCGTCTCCCGAAATCAATATCGGGCTGGACGCAGTTAAGGGTAAAAAGAAATCAGCTCCAATGGCCGAGCCTATGGAGAAGATGCCCAAGAACAAAAAGATGATCATGCCCGGGGCGCCGGAGGCAAAACCCTATGGTCGCAAAGATCAGAACCCGGCAAAGAGACTTCCAAAACGCAAAAAGTAAAACCATGAACATCGATCCAGTCCAAGAAGCCATCAACAACATGGACCTTTCAAAACTTACTGTTAACGAGGTTGTTAATCAGTTGTCTGAAGAGTGTCGGAAGGTGGCATTGCACCTTGCTGTCGCTGCCAGCGTCCTTGAAGTGATTCAGCAAAGATCCGCAGCACAACCAACCGTTGGTGAGCCGATTCCGTTCATCCCTGCGCTGCATCCCGCTGACGTCCCCCCGCCTGCTCCTGCGACAGATGGCGGCGTTGATACTGTTGTTTCGTAAAATGAAGGCTAAAAACAGCTTCCAGCGATCACATAAGCCGATCAAAGGCGCTGATAAGGCGGTGGCGCCACGCAGCCACGCAGCGCCATCCTCGGAGACTGGCGGGAGCAAGGATACAAGGCCCCGCCGGAACGACATTCTGCGCCGACATATGCTTTCCAATCGAAAAGATCCCAACGCATGAAACACAAGAATCCTCATCTTCAGCGTCAGGTGCAAATCACTGAGGCGCAGCATGAACTGATGAACAGCCGACTGCACCCGAAGACCAAAAAGAAGCTGCACGGCAAAATCGGAGGGCTCAAGAAAGGGCTTCCGACCAAAAACAACCTCAAGTAATGCTGGAGTTTAGGCGCCCCATCCCGGTGAAAACCGAGCTGGGTGACGGCATGGCTATATATGTGTCAGACTCAGGCACGTTTGCCAATGATGTCTGGGCAGTTGCACTGCATGACGGACGTATCCTGCACTTCCGTTCGGACCAACTCCGCATCGAGAAAAACATCACATTCAACATCGATCCAAATGTCGCAACCAATTGCATCTAACCAGTTTGGGCACGGTGCCGGAAAGGGTGACGAGGCTCGCCCGATAGACCGTGTAAAATTTCGGGCTAATTTCGACCAAATTCGGGGTCGTGGAGCCGTTTCCGGGACCCCTGTAAGCAAAAAAGGAGCAAAAACTACCTACAGCTATTCCGCTCAATCCCAGAGCTTTACGCAGCGACAGCAAAAATAATGGAAAATAAATTACCAAATTGCTTGCCAGTAGAATGGCCGTAGGTTAGGTTCATCTCGTCGGTCGCAGTGAAACTTAAAAATAAATCGATCCATCTATGAAAATCCAAGATCTCCTCCCTTATGTCAGGGACACCCGCAACTACGGGGCAACTTACGTCCACGCAGCAGTTCGCAAAGCCATCTTCGGATGGCAAGGCGTCGAAGGCACGCTCAACGGCGACCGGGTTGTCGCTACTTTCAGCGGCTACGGTCGCAGCCTCGAGAACGGCGGGCACAAGTACAAGGCGCACTTGCGTTACGTCGAGTCTGGGAAGCCAGTCCCGAGCAAGCTCATTTCCTCCATCCTCTAATTATCGATCAAATGAAACCACCCCGTATTCTCCTTCCAAGCAGCCCCGCAGATCGCTCCCCGGAGCGTCCTCTGCCATTCGTTGTGGCACTGCTTATTCTCGGCGCGGCAGACGTGTACTGGCTGTACCGTCTCGCACAGACTCCATACGAGTTCCTAGCCATTTTGGCGCTGCTCGCTATCACATTTTTGACCGCAGTAGAAGCCCTTTCACGTCTCGAATAATGAAAGCGCTCAAAAAGTGGGACAGCAAAATTGCCCGGGAGCAGTTAATGAACGCCACCGGCAAAGATGCACAGCAGGTGCGCTTGTTAAAATCGCTGGCTGGAAACTTTAACATCACCTCCATGTTGCGTCGAATTGTGTCCATCTACGACATGGACGACAAAAAGCGCAGCGAGCAGTTGGCTTTGCTGAAATTGTCCGAGAAGCAGTTCATGGTGCTTCACAAGTTCTGCCGGCAAATCCACGACAACTCGTGGAGACCTTACACCGCAGAAGAAACTGCGTTGTATTACGCAGTGCAGAAGTTTCATGCGCTCAAAAAATCCCGGGAGCCGATGGACTGGGCGTTTCAGATTGAGATGCTCCCCAAAGACGAACAGGCTCACACTGCGTGCGTAATCTGGTGGGACATCATTGGCGAGACGCTTAGTTCGGATCACGCAAAGTTTGCGTTCTTCGACAAGTGGCTTGTTGGGTTCCGCCGGACCCAACACGTTTTGAGTGAGCGCTTGATTCAGAACCTAATCAGGTGCGGCTATCCAGAGCTGGTAGCGCAAAATCGAATTGACGTTGAAGAGTCAGAAAAGCCAGAAGAAGCAGAAGAAATCGCAGCAGTTTAAAAATATGGATACATCACTTTATCGTACCGCAGTCGCTGCGGGTCTTTCTCGGGTTCCCGCCACCGACGTGGCACTAGCCAAAGCTCGTGGCCTATTTATGGGCTGGGTCGAATCGTTTATTCCTGTTCTTGAGGCGCATGACGTTCTTGAGGTCGAGAGCGAGTTCACGTTTCCTCTCCTTAACCCGGAGACCGAAGCTCCCTCTCGGTCTTTTCTTGAAGCCGGCAAGATCGACGGGGTTCTGCGCCACAAGGGAACCGGGGTGCTTAAAGTTCTGGAGCACAAAACCACATCTGATTCGATTGATGCCGACTCGACTTATTGGGGGCGTCTCACAATGGACACGCAGATCTCCAAGTACATATTGTCGCTTAGGTCCAGAGGCATCGACGCCAACACGGTCATCTATGACGTGGTCCGCAAGCCGGGGTACAAGCTCGGCAACATCCCGCTGCTCGACGAGGACGGACTCAAGATTGTGCTCGATTCCGCCGGCGAACGGGTGCGCACTCAGGATGGCAAGAAGTGGAGACAAACGGCTGCCGCTGCCGCCGACGCCGGGTACGTCCTACAGACCCGTCCAGAGACATTGGAAGAGCTATCGTCACGCACGCTTACCGAGATTAACGAAAAGAGGGATTCTTACTTTTCGGTAAAAGAGGTAGGGCGCACTGATGCCGACCTCTTTGAGTATATGAACGACGCTTGGGCCATGAGCCAGCAGCTCCTGTATTTTCGCAACCGCAATCTCTGGCCCCGAAACCCGGGCGCCTGCACCCAGTATGGAACTTGCGAGTTTTACGACCTGTGCGCTGGCCGTGCTACCGTGGACAATATCCGCTTTGGCCCTGCCACAAAACACGCAGAGCTAACCATCAATGAGGGTTACAAGCAGCTTCTAACCAATTCACGTCTGACGGCACTCCGTAAGTGCAGCAGGTATCACTTTCTCCGATACGAACAGCCGACGAAAAGGCTGGGAGAGATTGACGAAGCCCTTGCCCTTGGCACAGGCTTCCACAATGCGGCAGAGGAGTTCCTCCGCCACTTCGTAGTTAACCAGTAAAATACATACATCATGTCCATCCTCGCAAAAATCAAACGGGGCGGCGAAAGCCTCCCACCACGCATCCTTCTTTCCGGGCCTGAAGGCATCGGCAAATCCACGTTCGGAGCCTCGGCGCCGAGCCCGTTGTTTATCAGTCAGGAGCAGGGGCTCACTGGGCTCGACCATGTCGCCCGGATTACGCCCGAGTCCTACGCTGACGTCACTGCCACAGTGGACGAACTCACAAGCAATCCCGGTGAGTTCAAGACGTTGGTGATCGATACCACTGACTCGCTCGAGCGTTCGATTCACGCTTTTGTCTGCAAGCGGGACGGACAGCAGAACATTGAGGGCTACGGATTTGGCAAAGGCTATAAAGTTGCCGAGTTCGAGCTGTCCGCACTCCTCAATAAGTTGGACACGCTGCGTGAGCGGCAGAAGTTCGGCATCATTCTTTTGAGCCACGTCCAAATCAAGACGTTCACGCAGCCCGGGGGAGAGCAGTGGGACCGCTACGAGATGAAGGGACACAAGGGGTTCACGGGAATCCTACGTGAGTGGCCGGACGCCTGTCTGTTTGCGGTCTATGAGGTTTTCAAGACCAAGACTGCCGGCGGGAAGGCAGAGAAGACGATTGGTGGCGGACGCATCATCCAAACGTGTTGGAGCCCCGGCTGGGACGCCAAAAACAGGCTGGCACTGCCAGAGACATTGAGCCTTTCCTACGAAGATTTCGCAGCGGCAGTTGATGCGAACTCCCCTGCACGGCTCCGGGACCAGTTCAAGGCTCTGTTGGCGAGTGCTAACATGAGTGACGCAGACAAAGCCAAGTGGGTCAAAACGCCTGTCGAGACCCTTCCCGCCGACCGCATCAAGGCCGGCATCGAAAAACTCCAGAAACTTCAGTAATCAATCAAGATCATGAGCAAATACGTTACGCAGCCCGGGCGCTATCGGGCAATCGTTGAGTGCCCCACCTCCGGCGGATGGCTGGCACAAACTGACAGTGGCGCCGAGTACGTCCGCATCCCGCTGACGATCTCGGAACCCGGAGACCAGCAGGGATGTTCCATTAACTGGGATGGCTACATCTCAAGCGATAAATCGATTAGCAGGACGTCTCGAATGCTCCTCGAGGCGCTCAAGGCGCCGGCAAACTGGTTTGAGTTGCTCTGCCAAGGGGACACGTTTCTTGAGGGGCGCACAGTATTGGTGACCGTTGAGCATAAGACCAATAAGGATGGTCAGCTCGTCTACACCAAGAAAGGTGAGCCGATCTATGAGGCAACGTGGCTCAACGATCCTGAGGCGCAAGCCCGGGCGACTCCGCTTGACCGCTCAAAGATGAGCAACCTTGCTCGCAAACTGCAAGCGGTGGCCAAGTCGATCCAAGCGGAGTCTGGATCTGCGCCAGCTCCGGCGCCGGCACCGGCACCTCGGACGGCACCTCGCCCCCCGGTTCACGCCAGTGACCCAATCGAACTGGCTGACGACGACATTCCGTTCTAGGCATGATCCGAATTGAGATACCGATTGAGGCGCAGCCGGTGCAGACCGGCGGCAAGCGGATGTTTGTTGGGAAGACAGGTAAGCCAGTCTTTTTCAAGGACGCACGCACTCGTCGGTATCTCGAAGCGATTCGGCTCCATGCAAACCGGTACAGGCCGGCGCAGCCCTTGTCCGGGGCATTGGAGATAAAAGTCCTGTACGTCATGCCGAGACCGCAGCGGCTAAACCGCAAAAAAGACCCAGAGGGGCGCATTTGGATGGACGTGCGCCCCGACTGGGACAACCTCCAGAAAGGCACTCAGGATGCTCTTGACGGCTTCTGGGGGGACGACGGACAGATTGCCTTGGCGACCGTGATGAAGGTTTACGCTGCCAAGGGAGAGTTGCCATCCATCCAAATTTTAATAAATCAGATCAATGAATCACTATCCCCGCCACATAGGCGACTACCTGCGGGACACGGGTCACCTGACCCTTCTTGAGCACGGGGTGTACAGCAGATTGCTGGACCTGTACTATCTCAACAACGGGCCGATCTCTAAGGATATTCAGGGTCTCTGCCGGAAGCTGGGAGCCCGGACTGCCGACGAACGTGGAGCCGTCGAGGCTATTGTGTCCGAATTTTTTGTGCTCTCAGACGTTGGAATGCTGACTAACAAACGGTGCGAGTCGGTGATTGCGAAGTACCAAGAACTGTCTGAACAGCAACGCCAGCGTGTACGGAAACGCTACGCAAAACCTACGGCAAATCTACCGCCGGTAGACCAAACCCTACCGGCGGTAGGTGAAAAGCTACCGCCGGTATACCAAGAGCCGTATACGGGCAGTGGTATACCAACCATAAACCATAAACCAATAACCAATAACCATAAACCAAAAGAGAACCCCCCTACCCCCCGCAAGCGGGGGAAGCCAGCTACCGCTGGCGATTCTGCTCCGGTGGATTGGTTCGAGGGGTTGCTGCCTGAGTTGGACATTCCTGCGTTCCGAGACCGTTGGCTGGAATGGGTGGAGTACCGGCGAAAGTTGGAAGAGCCCGTGAATTCGGCAACATTGCCGGCGGTTTTCCGAGTGATTGCCCGCATGGGCATTGAGACATTCATGGCGCAAAGCGAGAACGCAATGGCGCACGGTTGGGTTGGGTTTCAGCACAAAATCAAGGACCATAAAGATGACCACAGAAGCGAAAAACGTAGCAGAGAGTTTCCTGAATCAGCTCAAGTCCCAGACCTGCTCTGAGGCCGAGATTGAAGCTCGAGAAGCCGAGCTGAAGGCCCGGGCGTTGCGGGAGAAGGGGGCGGAGTACCTGTCCAAGGCCAACATCCCTGCTCGGCATCGGACGACGCCGGCAAGCGAGTTGACCGGGGGCGCATGGCACAAACTTCAGCAACGCATTTTGAGCAGGATCGGCTCTGGGTTCATTATCGCAATTGTGGGGCCTAGAGGGACCGGAAAGACTCAGTCCGCAGTGGAGATAGCCAAATCCGTTTCGAGGGCAGGGAAACGGCCATTGTATTCCACGGCAATGGGGTTCTTTTTAGACATCAAAGAGTCTTTTCGAGATAAAGGCGGAAGCGAGCGTGCGGTGATCGACCGATACTGCGTCCCGGCGTACCTGATCCTCGACGAAATGCAGGAGCGTGGGGAGACGGCTTGGGAGGATCGGTTGCTCACGCATCTGATCGACCGGCGTTATCAGGCCGAAAAAGACACGCTCTTGATCTCGAACCAAACCAAGGAGAACTTCCTGATTTCCATCGGCGAAAGTGTTTCGAGCCGAATAATCGAAACCGGGGGCGTTGCAGTGTGCGACTGGCCCTCATACAGAACCAAGTAAAATGAGCCAACTATCAGCAGAACAGGCAGTAGCAACAGAGATGATTCTTATGGAAGCAGAAATGCAGATCGATGCGCTGAAACTTCAGGTGCAGGCGTACAAAGACAAGTGTGACAGGTTGTTAAATGAGCTTGTCGCAATCGACAAAAAAGCCGACGACGCAGAGGTTTATGATCCGTCAGTTATCATGGACAGTCTGGTTGGACCAGTCATTGCAAAGCAGTCATATGATAAAATGCGGTTGGAATTTGCAAAAAGCCGTGCCGCATTAAGAGTTCAGTTGGAGCACTTTAAGAAAGGCAAAAATGCTTAGTACAGGATACCCCGGGGACTGTGATCCTTTAGACAATGAGGACGAGTGGGAATGCTCTGAATGCCAAGGAGTTGTTGTGCGTGATGGTAAAGATAAAACGAAATGCACAGATTGCGGCATGGAATGGGAGGCTGACGTGGAGCCATTGCAGCCAGATTACTGAAAATTGGCATTCTTTTTGTGAAAACAAGTGCCGCAAATTCACGCACTTGCGTTGGCGCAAAAAAAAGAATTCAAATTAAGTTGCCAGCCAACAAGCGGCATGGTTGAATGTCCCCAGTCAGCAAGCAATCAACAACACATCGATCAATGAAAGCCACTCACTACGGAACCTGCCAAATCTGCGGATCGCTTCAAAAAGCACCTAACGGTCGCCTTGCAAAGCACGGGTACACAAAGCAATGGTCGTTCTTTACTGGGACTTGCCGTGGATCGCATGAACTTCCTTTTGAAGAGTCAAAGGATTTGCTCGAAGCAGTTATCGAAGGAGTGAAGGTTTCTATCGCAAATTACATTCCTTCTGAAAATCCGATCAACACCCCCTTTACCTTGACGCCTGAAGAGAAAGCTATTTTCAAAAAATGGCAAAATGACCGTCGCCAGCACCAATCAAATAAGGCGTGGGTAGCCTTTCAAGAACCTCGGGCTGCTAAGTGGGCTCTTGCTGAACTGAAGCCAGTTACTGCCTAACATCACTCCTCGGGCGGGGTTCGATCCCCCGCCTCAACAATCCATTGATATGACAAAAACAACAATCAAGAAGCTCGATAGTCTACTTGCATCCATCTTGAGCTTTATCCCAGAACTTGAAGAAACGGCAGAAAAACTGGATGAGACTTACAGCGAGCGTTCGGACGCTTGGCAGGAGTCTGAAAAAGGCTCAGAAGCCATTGAAAAACTTGAGTATCTCAAAAGCGCACTATCTGACCTAGCGTCAGCGGTTGAAAACATCGAAAACATCGTCAGCGAATAATTATGGACAATCAATTTCTCTCAAAAGAAGGCTGCAATCGGGTTTTCATAATGTTGGCACAAGAAATGTGCCGAATCGCAAACGACACAGGCTGTTCCATGATCAATATGGAGATGACCCCTCCAGAGGAGGAAAACGCACTTCCCGGGACAGTGTTCCGAGTGACCATTGAACGGGTCTGCGCCTGCGAGCGGTGCCAAGAACCTCGTGACGAAGAGGAGCGCATGAACGCAGCGGACAACGAGAACTTCGATCCGATTGTTCACTTGGATTGAAAATAATTTAAGAAACTGAATTGACGGGAGTGCTGCCGCCAAGTTGACTGCTCCCCGTCAGTTCAATCCATCAATCGATACTATGTTCAGCCTCATCCCTTACAAAGTCGAAGCCGACTTCGTCCCCGGGCTCTCAACAATTATCCGAGCCGAATCTTACTGGGACGCCATCCTCGAAGCCAGCCGGCTTTGGGACATCCCCGCAAAACACATCACAGCATCCCTCGCATGCACCTCCACGATTACATCAAAGTAACGCCGGAGGCTGATCCCAAGTTTATTGAAACTTGGTATCTACGCAGCTCCCGGGTTTATGTCACCCAGATCAAGAATTCCAATCTAGATCAGATTGGAGATGCCGAGTACACCTGCACCAAAATTGATGCTGTTAGGCAGCATGCCCGAGCTGTGCTTTCCATCTTGGAAGACGTTCCAAAAGGTTCAGTGCCAACAGCAATTCTGAGCCTGAAATGAACTCGTACAAGATCGAAGCCCGGAACGCATTCTTGGTGAATGCAGCGAAAGAAATGCTCCGGCGAGACGTGCTTGTGCATCGGCTGCACCGCAACCGCAAGGACTACCTGCGGATAGGCAGAGCTGTCTTTGAAATTAAAGACAGCATCACGGGGCCGGTGGCAATGCTTTGCGTGTATCGAAAATACGACATCCACATTGCATGTTTAACAGAAGATTTCGAGGCTTTCATCTATCATAAATCCGCTTTCGTCCCTTTCCGTTTGGATCGTTTAAAAGACTAATCCATCGGCAACCAAACCAACAGCCAACAAAATATATGAACGAACCCACAAAATCCATCGGTGAAATGACATTCGCAATCGCATCACGAGTGTCGAAAAACGACGAAATCGAGGTGCGCTACCTCCCGAGCACTGCCAAGCGTGGCGACCGGGTAAAAATGAGCTACAGGGCTCGTGGACGCAGTCTGACGCTGCCTTACGACACAACCATTGCCGACCCTGATATTCAGGCAATGGCAACGCTGATGGAACATGGAGTCGAGATCAGTAGCCGGCACACCCCGGACGATGGTCCGACCACGTTATCCATCCCTCAGTCTAGTCGTCCCGTGCTGGCAACCGTGTTCAAAATCAAAAGCCTGTAATGTGGATACTACCCAAATCAATCATCTCAGTCTTTGCTCCGGGTACGGAGGCATTGACCTCGGACTCAAACGAGTGCTCCCAAGCCTGCGAACGGTCGCTTATTCGGAGATCGAAGCCTTCGCCTGCGAAGTCCTACTTGCGAGAATGGAAGGCGGGCAACTTGATGCGGCTCCGATCTGGAGCGATCTCAAGTCATTCCCTTGGGCAGAGTTTTCTGGAAAAGTGGACATCCTCTCTGGCGGGTTCCCGTGCCAACCATTCTCCAGCGCCGGCAAACGAGCCGGAGACGAAGACGCCAGACACCTCTTCCCTCACATTCTGGAGGGAATTAGACAGTGCCGACCTTCCGTTGTTTTCCTTGAAAATGTTGAAGGAATCATCTCCAGCAAGCTCGTTGGAGACCACTGGAACGACCCAGCAGGAACGCCCGTTCTGCTCCATGTCTTGCGCGAACTGGAACGTGTGGGTTACAAAGCAACGGCAGGAGTATTTAGCGCGGCTGAATGCGGCGCGAGTCACCAGCGTAAACGAGTGTTTATCTGTGCAAAATTGGCCCACTACTCAGACAACAGACTGTTACAATCCCGACACGAGACCAGAGAGGCTAGAGAGGAAAAAGGGAACGCAATTGCGAGAGGCTGTGATAACTTGGCCAACAGCAGCAGCGAGGGATTTCAAGGATTGCGGAAACTTGAGCAATTCGGACTATCGCAAGGACGGAAAATTGAGGAAAGATACGTTGCCGCGAGCAGTGGACTTGAATCTTCGTTACGGGTTTATTCCAAGCGCGACGCATGGCCTTCCCGCCCCGGAGAACCCCAGCACGCTTGGGAGCCGCCCCGCGTCGTGGGCAACGCCCGAGGGGATGGAAGGCGGGAAGATCAGCAGGGGCGGGAAGCGGAAGAACGAGCTGCTGTTGACTGGTCAAGTGAAGGCGTGGAGCACTCCAACGGTGACAGATGCCAGCGCAATGTCTCCCGAAATGCGTCCGAGCAGGATAGCAACGGGCAGGACGACCGAGTATCTGGCGCGGCAGATACAGTGGGCAACGGCAACAACTCAGAATGCGAAACTCAACCCGCGCTGGGTTTGTGTGCTAATGAATCTTCCAGTGTTCTGGGTGAAACCTTGACGCTGAATCCTTATGGGGATAGTGTGAATGCTTATGAGAGTTTATCCGAAAAAGCAAGAGCCAGACAAATCCTGTTTGAAGTGTGGAGTAAAGCTAACACGCAAGAGGTTCAATGGACGCATAGAGGACTTCAGTGTTTTCTTGCGAAGGAAATACTGTGGACGGGAATGCAGTTGGCAGCATTCACTCAAAGAATCTGTTACTTTGTCTGGTGCGTACAAACGGGCCACCCAATTCAAGGCTGGGGCCTGTCAGGAATGTGGGTCTACGAATCTTGTAGGAATCCATCACAAGGACAGGAACCTATTGAACAATTTAAGCGAGAACTTGGTTACGCTATGTGCCAGTTGTCATACGAAATTGCATTGGAAAGAGGGCAAGAAGCCGTGGAAGGAGCGGCAATCTTGCAAGGTTTGCGGGAAGCCAGCGAAGGGGCGTGGGTTTTGTCTGATGCATTACCAGAGATGGAAGAAGTATGGCGATCCACTCTTGACCAAAAGGTTTGGGAGAACGGGTGCTATGTCGAAGCAGCCAGTCAAGGAAACCGCACTGACGAACTGCGCCTCCTCGGCAACGGCGTTGTGCCGTCCTGCGCGGCAAAAGCGTTTACAATTTTAATGCAGCAAATATCTGAAAATAAATGACATTCACTCAACTTGAATCCGCAGTGATCGAATGGGCCGTCGCTCGGCAAATCATCCCCAACTCAACGTCCACAGCCCAGTTTTTAAAGGCTGTGTCGGAAATGGGAGAGCTGGCAGACGCCATCAACAAGAACGACCGAGCCGGCATCATCGATGCCATTGGAGACACGCTTGTCTGTTTAATCAACCTGTGCCAATTGGAAGGCATCGACATTACGGTGTGCCTCGCCTGTGCGTACAACGAGATCAAAGACAGAAAGGGAACCCTGCTCTCGTCAGGAGCGTTTGTGAAGGAGGACAAATAATGGGGTCTCGAGCAAGCACCGATGCTGGAGTGGCAAGAGAACGCCATTTAATAAGCTCCAGAATCACAAACAAATACGCAACCAGACAACAAAAGGCTGAAAAGAAAGCCGCAAAAGCAGCAAAAAACAGGGCATTCCTGATGCGCTGCAAGGGAACTGTATGAGAAATCCAAACCAACCTACATTTGCGCGTCACATTGATGCCGCCGGCTATGGCTCCGGGCAACCACGTCCAATGGACGAGGATGACGCACTAGAGCAGGCAGAAGCCGAGATCCGCAAGCTTAATGCCACCGTTAAATGCTTGATGGCACTCTGTGAGGCAGCCCGGCCAACCGTCGTACAACGCATGGGAAACAAGTGCCTTGAATGGCTCGAAACATTGGACCTTTGCAAGGAAGGGAAAATATGACTGATCACCCAGAATTTGATTTTAATGCATACAAGCTCCCCTTGGGATTTACCCCGGGCGGGGAGCGACTCAAGCTTGTGCATACACCCCGGGCAAGAAACAGTGATCCGCAAAGCAGTCACGATGCAGTTGAGAGCTGCAACTGGGGGAAAGTAGCTCAGACAGTGCTTGAAGTTATTGAATCATTTGGACCAGAAGGCTGCATCAGTGCCGACATATTGGCAGCTTTACCGCACATCGGATACGGATCGATCACCCCAATGTACAAGGTGCTGCTCCGAAACGGAGTCATTCAGGATGCCGGCTACACAAGGCTGGCTCCTTCAAATCGCCAACAACGAGTCATGGTAGCAACAATCTATGCAACAAAATGAAAGAGTCATCAAAACCCTCGAAGCAGTCGAAGCTAGAATCGTCCAACTCGAGCACTCAAGAACCCTCTGGAAGCAGGCGGCAATCACGCTCCAAGGCATCCTGCAAGCGTCAGGATGGAGCCCGCACACAGAAGGCGAAAAAGCCATCAAAGCCGTTACGGATTTGCTCCGATCAGAGAGAGGCGAGTGAGATGTGGGCTACGCTGGATTGGCAGACAATGGACCTGCTAATTATGTTTCTCAGAGACAATCAGGCGGCATTCACAGACTTCATACACCAAGAAGGCATGGTTCCAAAAGTCCATGCCAAAGACGCAGCAGAAATCGCAATACAAGCATTGGCAGATCAGGCAATTAACATGTTGAAAATCAAATGAATACAGACACAGAAGCATTCCACTCAATACTCAAGAGACTCGAGGCTGCGCTCGTCGATATGCAGTCTCAACGAGAATACCTGTGGTAATATGCTCCTGAAGGCAATCGACTACGAATACAACTTCAAGAAACGGGACTTGTGCATTGATGAATGCCAGAAAGCCGTGAACGAAGGCAAAATGGATACACAGACCATGGAGGAATTGTGCGACATCGAACGGTTTGCACCATTCCCATGGAATATAGGCCAGAATTGCTTCTGCTGCGGTGAGAAGCTAACCCTGCCGGCAATCATCTGGCGGGGTTCAGATCCCAGCGAGAACGCCATCTGCATGACCATTGCCATGCACCCAGACTGCGTTCTAGACATGTTTAACGGACTCAAAGACGACTGGCATGAGTACGACATGGTCTACCGCCCGGGAGGGCAGACATACGACCCAAACAAACCAGACCCTTACGACGGAAAACGAAACAAATAACCAAAAGGATGCAAAATGAAAGAACCAACAGTAAACGAAAAGCCCCGGACACTACACTCGTAGGCCGGGGCCGCCCGTAACACTTCCAAAACCCACCGCTGTTAGGTTTAGGTTGAAACGCCAATACATCCAATTCATCACAAAATAGCGAGTGAAAATGATTCCAGACTTCACCACAACGCCCCCAGACTGGCTCCACCGCAGCCCGTCAGGACGCCACGGCAACTGGTCTCACACCGCCAACGGTATCCAATGCCGAGCCGATGCAATCGACGCACTAGTCTACCAGTTCGACGGACTGCCAGAGACCGTCCTAGCGCACGACGGACGACACGCATTCGACTCGTTAACCACCCAGTCCGTCAAAGACCTCGAAGACGATCTCTACGAAGCCAAACGGGAAGTCGAAAGACTCGAAGACGAACTAGACGATGCACAAACCGAGGTAGACAGACTCGAACGCCAAATTAAAGCCATCAAAACCGCCAAACATACCAGCCGGTCCAGCCATCCAACATTCCTATGAAGCACCTAGTAAAAACCCAAAGCAGAACGTGTGAAGACTTCTGTGTTCTTACAGTTACCGCTGGAACAAACTGCCCACAAGGAGGTGACGCTGGCCACGGAGGCAGAACCATCTTCAGACTTCAAGACGAAGGAGGAACCGCAGCAACCATATCCATCGACGGACAAGAGCATCAGCCGTTCGATAGGTTTGAGCTGATCCTAAGCGGTGACGCCGAATACAAACTATTTGTTGAGGCATTGGAGTTTGCGCTCAATGTATTGGCAGACAAAGGCCATCAACATCAATACGTCGATTAGCAATGGCATGAGTAAACGATTCCACAACCGTACCGTCGCCTGCTCCTGCGGGGCCGAACTAACCGACCTGCACCGGGACATCTGCCCAGTCTACGAAGAGCTGACCAACGGCGATCTCACCCACGAGTCGCCCCCGGCACTCATAGCTAGGAAACAGCAGGCTGAAGCCGCCAAGGCCATCAAGGCTGCCCATCGGGTCGAAAACATCAATCGATCAGCCGCCAGTTACAAGCGAACCCAAGGCCGCAAAATCGCACCGATCAACTCCGTCGCCCATGCCCTAAACGCCGCTTTATCCGCCGTACATCGATAGCCTGTCGGAAATAAGGGTATTCAAAACCGTCAAGCCAAATCAAGTGGTTTGACGGTTTTTTTGTATATTAATCAACCCGGCGCTTCATCGCTTAAAACCATCGGTTTGACCTCAATGATGCGAAATGACATTATCCAGCCCAAAAGCACTACAATGCCAACAAACTCCAACACTGTGGGTCGCCCACCCCTTTCCGCCGTCGCCCTTCCAAACTGTTAACCATGCCTCGCCTGACCAACAGACTGCACGAGCGTTTTTGCTGGCTCGTGGCCGAAGGGCTGGACCGTAAGGCCGCTTACACCCAGTTGGCTCCGCATGCCAACAACCCCGGGCAAATCGGCTACCAACTCTATAAGAAGGCCGACATCAAGGCCCGCATCGCCGAGATCCAGACCGAAGTCAACTGTCGGTCCCTGATGGCCATCGATAACAAGCGGGACCTGCTGCGCCAGATGATCGAGGGAACCGTCCCCACGAAGGTCGTGAAGCGGGCTGACGGCAAGCTCGAGGCCACGTTCGACCGTCTGGGCGCTTTAATGGCCGACGCCAAGCTGGCCGGGGAGCTGGCCGACAACGTGCAGCCTGACGCCGGGTCCGACGTTAAGCTGACGTTCGAGGTTTACCATCGCAATCATCCCAACCCGCCCCGGGAATGGATGGAAGCCATCGTTGTGGCGCCTGAGCCGGCAGAGCTAATGTACAAGGACGCACCCATGGACCAGCCCGGTCTGGATGAGGTTTTAAAGCAGGCGAAAACACAACCGTTGTAACTCACTTCAATTCAGAAACTTGTGTTATAAGTACCAACAATACACGTCATATGGAATTGGATCTGTTCATTCTGAAGCACTTATGGATACAATAGACACACACACCGCCGGCGACAAGCCAGAGAAAAAACCAGAGAAGAAGCGCAGGGAATACAAAGCTTACTGTATGGACTGCGACTGCTTCCTTGGGTTCTTTCCGAGGGACGAGGAGCCGTTCTGGTGCTTAAACTGCAAAGACGATCTACCTGACTAACAACACACACTATGGCTACCGAATTCGTTAAAGGACAAATCTACGGCAACTCTGTCACCCCGTATGGGCTTCGGCCTTACGACATCCCGAATGATAACGAGGCCGCAGCCGAGCCGGATCTGACGTGGCTCTGCTGCGCTGTCACCAAGACGTTCGTCGTCCTGAAGCAACTCCAGCCCACTGGCAGCGGTCCTACGGCAAACCCCGGCATGTTGCTAGGCCAGACTCAGCGGCTGCGTGTACGCCGGGACGTGACTGGCAAGTACGTCAGTCCTCTGGGGCGCCGGTACGGGATGGTGATTGTACGCCCATGATCATGTCCACCAGCTTTGTATGGGGCGACTTCGTCTTGCTGTCGATGTTCGCCGGGTTCGCTATTGCGGTCGTCACCTGTCTTGACCAGCACCTGTTCTGATGTCCCGCCCCATATACGAGACGCCAGCAGACTTGGTCAATGAGCGCCGGGTAGCTGACGCCTTGCTGGAACGCTGGCGCTGCAATGCGGTGAAACTGCCACGGCGCTACGAGATTGACTACGCTCTCTCGAGGGGTAATAGGGTGATGGCATGGGCGGAGGTTAAGTGCCGCACCAACCCTCGAGAGCAGTACCCAACCTACATGGTTGCGCTGGGCAAGGTGTTGACGGGCCTGAACCTGTCGCAGCGCACCAACTTACCGTTCATGTTGGTAGTGCAGTGGACGGACTCGCTGGGCTGGGTGACGCCCACGTTCGACGCCATCCACATTGGAGGCAGACACGACCGTGGCGATTGTGAAGACCAAGAGCCTATGGTTCACATTCCAATTGCTGACTTCAAGCTGCTATGAGCGACGATCTGCTGACGACACTGCCGCCCCCGGTCGCCCGGGCGATCCGCATCGCAACGGAGGCCCGGGAGCTGGCTGACTCGAGCGAGGAGCGTGGCCTACTGCGGTGCGCTGCCTACATTGCCAAGGCGGCGCTGCGCCACAACGGTAAGCTCGAGATGACGCAGGCGTTGGCCGAGCGGATCATCCGGCAGTATGTGCAGCACTTGCTCGACGCTGACCTGTTCGAGCCTGCGGCCATCCTGCTGTGGGGACCCGGGGCGTTCGACTGGAGGCCAGAGTCCTGCCGCCGGGTATGGGAGGGGCTGATGGGTACGGACAAACTACTGGTGCAGGGAGCCGGGTCGATGGGCAAGTCCTACGGTGCAGCGGCTTGGTTCTATCTCGACTGGTACAGAGACCCGGACTGGACGTGCATCAAGGTCGTCTCGCTGACGGCTGCTCACGCTACCCGGAACATCTTCGCCTCGATCAAGACGTTCCACAGGACGGCACTGGTCCGCCCCGGCGGCATGGACGACGACCTCGCCACGAGCATCCAATCCACGACCGACAGCAAGCAGGGCATCCATCTGGTCGCCATCCCAAAGGGTGAGAGCGGCCACGGGAGTCTGCGTGGCTTCCATCCTTCGCCACGGTTCGGGCCGTCGCATCCACGCTGGGGCAAGGTGAGCAGGACGCATATCGTGCTGGACGAGGCGGAGGAGGTGCCGGACGGTGTATGGGCGGGCGTGATGAACTGTCTGACGGCAGCGGACTCCTCGACGCCCGGGCGCATCAAGGTGTTTGCGGCCAGCAACCCTCGAGACCGTACCAGCCAGTTTGGTCAGCGGTGCGAGCCCAAGTTTGGGTGGGGCAGCATAGACATGGAGCTGGACCGGGACTGGCGGAGCCGGGACGACTGGCAGGTCATCCGCCTCGACGCAGCCGACTGCGAGAACGTGAAGGAGCGCAAGGTAGTGTTCCATGGATTGCAGACGTATGAGGGCTTTATGGCTTACGTCAGCAAGGGCAGGACGGCAGAGGCGTCCACGATGGCCCGGGGCTGGTTTCCTGAGGAAGGGATCGCCATGAGCATCATCACGCCGGCGATGATGGACAACGCACAGGGCATCATCCGCTTTGTCGGACCTGTGGTGCCGCTTGCCAGCTTTGACTTGGCGCTTGAGGGGGTTGACCAAGTGCTGTGCAGTTACGGACGATTTGGACTCAGCGATGGGTGGACCGATCGGTCCGGCAAGTTTCACGAGTTCAAGCGCCCCCGCACGATGCTGCAACTCGATAGCCAGATGCCGTTTCCCAAGGCGGCAACGCTCGAGCAGGCGAATGCGATCATCAAGTTCTGCAAGCAGATGAAGATCTCGCCCCGGTGGCTGTGCGTGGACCGGACGGGCAACGGCGCCGGCATCCACGACGTGCTTTGCTCGACGTTCGGTTCGGATGTTATGGGCCTGAACTACTCGTGGGCGGCGACGGACACGCCGGTGATGGGGGACGACAGCCAGAAGGCCAACGAGCTTTACAACGGACTGGTGACTGAGCTGTTGTTTGCGCTGGGCAAGTATCTGGAGTTTGAGTGGTTGAAGATCAGCCCGGGCTTCCGCAATGAGGACCTGACCAAGCAGGCCATCAGTCGCCGGTACATACAGAAGGGCAAGGGGCTTGTGCGGGTGGAGTCGAAGAAAGACTACATCAAACGGACACGGCTTGGGAGCCCGGATGCGTTAGACTCCCTATCTATGCTGGTGCATTTGATGCGACAAAGGGGCGGCAATGTGGCGACGATGAGCGAAAAGAAGCCGGAAGTCGTTGAGAAGGAACTGGTATCTCTGGTAGACTCGGTTGCGAGCTTTGTGGACTTCTCAGAATAAAAAAACGCCAACCCCTACGGGGTGATTATAGGATATCTCCCCCGGTTCCGTTGGCCCCCTCTTAATTTTATGACAGTACTACCCATACCATCGATCCCGCCTCAGGTGTTGCGCTATACCGGCATTACGCCTCCTGCGGGACTACAGATACTTGCAGCCCCTCGTCGCATCCTGCCTCCGGCGGGATCTGATGGTTCGGGGCTTCCGCCTGACAAGATCTTGCCTTACAGCGGGATTTACAATGAGCAGGGAAAGCTTCCGACCGTTCCGGGGCCGGGCACGACGTTCCTAGCCTACGCCTAACATGGATCTCAAAGAAGAGGGGATCGACATTGGGCTGGCGATTGCCGGTTTGTTTGGCAGCGTACTTTGTTCCTCGAAACGGGGGAACCAGAGTCTTGCGACCACGATTGCTTCGCTGATGGGCGGGGCAGCGTCTGCAAATTATGTCACCCCTCTTCTCTTGAAGATTTCACACCTTGAGTCTGACCCGCACTATGGCTTTGCTGCTGCTTTTCTTCTTGGCTTTTGTGGTCTCCGAGCAGTGGAGACGATAAGCAATAAATTCTTTATTTCAGCGCCTGATGAATCCAATAACAGTCATAAACGCCGCCGCTAACGTCGCATGCATTGGCTCGATGCTGCACTTGATTATCCGGGTGTTTCAGAATCCGCAGAGTCCGGTTTACAAGCTGAAGTATGCTGCTGTGGCTTGCAAAGCGGCTGCGTCTATTACATTTTGCGGTGCTGTAGCCAATGTATTGACACTTTCGACTCCAACATGGACAGAAGTGATGTTGAATGTGGGAGTTTCGTTGAACTTCCTTTGGATTAGTTATTTCATGCGGGGAATTCCGCCTAAAAAATCGATCAATGAAAAACCAAGGCAAAAAAAGCTGGACCCTGTACGCAACAAAAAGGCCAACAGAACCGGGGATTTACTTCGTCGGAATTCTGTATTACCCAGAAGATCCGTACAGAGAAAAGCTGTTCCTAGAAAACGGAGTTGAGAACAAGCATGTTCACGTCATCACCAATGTCCGAGACGATATGACTGTGGATTATGGAGTCTCAGAAGAATGCATTGTGTGGTGGGGGCCGGTGCTGATGCCTGTAGTACTCAAGAGGACTATGACACGACTCAAGAAAGAGCAGCGCAAAGTCTTTGTCAGAGATAACGAAAAGTATTGCAACCAGTGCGGAACAGTGAGCGCAGTAAATTCACGTTCAATCTTGTACAGTGACGACACTGAAGACTGTCGCAAGTGCGGCGCAGTGGATTCAGTTTTAATTAGATTGAAACAAAAAAAATAAATTAACTGTGAAGAACTACAGGCCAGAAAGGGCAGCAAAAGATCCGAAGCCTAAAAAGCTTTTTGAGTGCGGATACGTTGAAAAAGTAAGGACAAGCAACGGTATTGAATATGTCCGCTGCACTGCGTTAACATCGAAGCAATTTCCCATAAATAATGGGAAGATTTATCTTTGCCCCAACCATGAAAAACACAGTCAGTAAGGAGCGACTTGAAGTCGTAATGCTGCCGGTCCTTGATCTGGAGCCTTACGCCCGGAATGCTCGCACCCATTCGGACGAGCAGGTGAAGGCGTTGGCTGAGTCGATCAAGACGTTTGGGTTTACAAACCCAGTTCTCACCCATTCTTCTGGCCGCATTATTGCCGGCCACGGCAGAGTGCTGGCAGCAAAGAAGGCCGGCCTTGATCAAGTCCCCTGCATCGTGCTTGGGCATCTAACCGATGCCATGGTCCGGGCGTACACAATTGCGGACAATCAACTGGCATCAATGGCTGGGTGGGACTACGACGTGCTTGCGGTTGAGATTGATGCGTTGAGGGAGGAAGATTTCGACATCAGTAGCCTTGGATTCACCAAAGAGCAACTCGACGAGATGCTCGGGTCCCCCAACATGCCTCCAGAGGCGCCGGAAGAGAAGCCAAAGAAACCTGAAAGCGACACGACCATCTGCCCCAAGTGTCACCACGAATTTGTTCTGTAGTGTATGGCAAAACCCATCATAGGCATGATCCCTCCCGGGGGGTGGCATTACTACCAAAGTGACGTAAAACTCACAGGGTACAGCTACCCTGACCTGCTCAAGGCTGTTGAGACGTACCGAGCAGAAAACCACCTGCCCGGGGGGGATATTGAAGGGGATGTGAACAGTTACATCTGCTCCAATTGGCCGAATTTCTGCCACGGGGTGGACATGGTTGCGATTACCAGCGTAAACGCTACAACCGCAACTGGCGAGCTGATGAACGACATTGGGACGTGGGCAAAGGGGATCTTGCACTCAAGCGAACCTCATCCACTGGTATCAGATGATCTCGCTGAGACCCGTGCTCAGATTTGCCGAGCCTGTCCAAACAACGTCAACTGGCGGGGTGGCTGCAATTCGTGCATTGCTGCAACCGACAGGTTATGCGCCTCGGTGCGCCAAGCTAGAGACACCAAGTCATCTGCCGTGCTCGGAGGCTGCACACTCATGCGCCACGACAACCGGGCTGCAATCTTCATGGATCGATCTGTGCTCCAGAGAGCGACAAACCTGCCCGACGTTTGTTGGGTCACCCTGTAATTATGGCAGACATAAAACCACTCGATCCACAGATCACCGACAAGTTTGCCGACAAGGCGCCCCGAGTCAGCGACCACCACGAGAAGCCTCGCATTCTCAATCTGGACGTTCAGGACCCAACGGCTGGCAACACTGACACGATTGACCCGGAAACGCTACAGGTCCGGCGCACGTTTAAGGATGCGGCTCAGGCGCACAGTGCGTATCGGCGCCTGAAACAGCAGAACGTCGAGAGGAACCGCAAAAATCAACTCATTCAGAAAAAACTCAACAATGAGCCTCCGTATCAACCAAAGAAGCTTGAGTCCATGGGCCAAAATTGGCGCAGTAATCGGCCTACTGGCTTTCTTTCAACTATGGTCTCTCGCATCCAACCTCCTTTTAAAGAGGTCATCGAACAGACCCCAACCCTGACGTTTACAAAGTACCCGGTTGACGGGATCGACACCGAGCACAAGACCAAGATGTTTCGGGAATCCATCACCAAATGCATCCGTGGATGGAATGGATTTGATGATCTTGTGGCGCAGACGGTGCATGAAAACACGACGTTCGGATATTGCGGATGGTGCTGGGACGACACTCGAGACTGGAAGCCTGAGTTCCTCAGACAGGACTACACCTTCTTTTCTATTGAGACTCCGATGGTATCTGATGCGACTCCGATCTGGGCTCGCAAACGCCGGTATCAGATCGCAGAACTCATGCCGATTCTCGAGAATGAAGAGATGTCCATTCTGGCCGGGTGGCACATCAAAAACCTAATCAAAGCTATCAATAATGCCATTCCTGCGGGACGCACACTCGATGCGGATGACGACGCTCGCAGGTATGAAGACTGGCAACGTGAGGGCTCGTATGGAGCTAGTTATGAGAATGATGCAAAATATGTGGAGTTGGGTGAAATCCTTGTTAAAGAGCCGCACGGAAAAATATCACGTTACCTTTTTGACGACAAAAGCGGAGATGAGATTTGTACGCAGGTTGATCGGTATAACCGGATGTCAGAAACCCTCTGCCTCTTTGCAATCGAAATCGGGTCCGGCAACCTGATGTCGAGCCGGGGCGCCGGCAGGGACCTGTACAACACTCACGTTGCCGTTGATAAAGCTCGAAACCTTGTGGTGGACAACAGCTACATCAAAGGGTTGTTGCTGCTCAAGAAAGGCCCGACGGCAAAGCCTAACGTGGCGCCCCTCACGGTGCATCATCCAGTTGCGTTTGTGTCGGAAGGCTACGACGTTGTGCCACAAGGCGTGCCGGCAGACGTTGAGGATTTCATTCGTCTCGACAGGTTTGTTACGCAGCTTGCCGAGATTCAGGTTGGAACATTCCTACCGGGCGCCCCTGTTGAGACGCAGGGCAAGAAAACCGCATCGGAAGTTAACCGAGTTGCAGCCATTGAGAACCAGCTCCGGCAAGGCGTTCTCATGCGATTTTCTCGTCAATTCAGCAAAGGGGTTGAGCGAATGCAGCGTGGCATTTGCCATCCCGAGCATCTCAAGGCTGCTGCGGACCTCAAAGGGAAGCTGGATCTCGCACGTCAGGTGGAGAAGAACGCCATCTGGGCTCGGCGTGAAGTGGTGGATGCGTTCGACCGCTCCATGATGGAACTGCCTCCGTTTTTGATTCCGTTTGAAATCCCTGAGCATCTTGACGAAGACGCAATCAACTGCTGCTTGGAGATGATTGAGAAGAACATTGCTCCGGCTGATATCCTGCTGATGGCGTACAGCCCGGCAAGCGAGTTGATCCCGGACAATTCCGCTCAGGACAATCAGATTCTGGATGTGATGGTGCAACGGTACATGGGCAACCCTGCGATCAATCAGGATGCACTCATCAAGCTCGACTGGATCAAGAAGCTCGGGGAAACGACGGCAAACGAAGTCATCCTGCCCAAGGATCAGGTTGAGGCCATGGCCATTGAGGCAACTCGCCAGCAGATCATCGAGCTTCAGTCGATCATTGCCGGCCAAGACATTCCTGTCTCGCCACGAGACAACGATCAGGTGCATCTCGACACGATGATTCAGAAGCTCATGCCACTGCTTCAGAACGTCCCGCCGGGAAGCCTGCCGCCGGAAGGAGTCCAGCCACTTGTTCGAGCATTGCAACATTTTGCAATGCACGTCCAAGCGGCACAGGCAAAAGGAATGCCAAACGAAGCAGTGGCAAAATACAAACAGGCATACATGCAAGCCCACAAGCATCTCACCGCCGGCCATGGCACGCCACCCCCGCCGGATATTGCCCCGGCAGCGGCGCACCATGGCGGCGGACATCCGCAGCAAACCGCCGCAGCGCAGCAGCAGATGGGCGAAGTTTACTCGCAGAACACACCAAACCAAAACGCCATGGTATCTGGCGTAGCAACGCCGCCAAGGCCACCAACAGCAGCATAATATGGGAGGAGTAAACTTAGGCGTAAAGCCACCAACAGAAGAACAAGGAGCAGACTGGAAACGGGCTGACGGTTCGCAAAAAGGGCACGGCTTTTTGGGATTGTATGACCGAGGCGACGGGTCT